AGATAAATACGGGTGTAGTGCAGCTTTTGCTGCACTACACTCGTATTGATGGATTTCGCGCTCTACCGCGCCGTTTTGCTTATTGAATGTTTTATTACTTCTGGATCTCAGGCAAGACTGCCTGTTATTCGTTGTTTAGTTCGTTTTCTAAGCATAATGTACGAAATTTATCAAGTGTGATTTGAGAATAAAACTCAACGCCCTATATCTACAAACGATTATGATAAATTGAATCTCCCCCTATCTGTTATTTAGATTGTTTGATTTTCTTTCAACTTTCGACAACTATACAGTTATATTATGGGAAATCTAGTTGTATTATAAATTTGAATTTAACTAGCTCAATATAATTAAGATTTATATATTGATATTATTTATTGACTGATTCACCAGAGTCTTTCATGTGAACTCTATGTTCTACATCATGTTTTATTCACATCCCCTTCCGAGGTGATGTTAAACACCATGTCATTATGGAAAAATGACCAGAGATAGCCTATAAGAATAAACTCTGTTTAAACTCTTTTAGATGCATGGCTTGCCCTGTCTAATCGTATTTCAGCCTAGGTGACTGGCTATATAATTAAAGCGTTACCACATCCAAATAAGATGGGATCTCCGGATCACATCGCCTGTTAATATCATAAGATATTGTAAACTTTATCTCTTAGGAGATTGTAGGTGGTGAGGGCTTAATGACCCCAATACCCACGACTACCACTTTATGTGAAAGCACTTTATCACGAAATTAGCGTGATGGATTATCTGAGACGATGTCCACATAATGCGCTTTGAGTAGATTATGGTATGCCTGAATTGATCACTTCCAAGATTTTCTTTTCTTGGTATCGATCTTTTCAGACAGGCAATTGGACTTTAATATATTATGTTTGATTGTCTTTCTGATTTCGGTACTATTCTAGAGAACCCTTGCTGCGCAGGGTACTATTTTGATAGTGAATTTCTTAAATTCACTGCCTGTGATTTGGGCTTCGCAGACCCAGCTCTTTATGAGTTCTACTCCGAATCTGAGGAGAGGAGCTATCGTAGAGGGAAATATCACAAACATATGGAAGCTTTAGCGCGTGAGCGCAAAAAGGATTCCAACCGCGCCAAGAAATGTGGTTCTAAAGAAAGAGCCGCTATGCGCAGACTAAAGGAGGAAGATATGGATTCTGAATCCGCATTGGGAGCTTTTGCTCGAGATTCTTGTAACGAAGTGTACCATCGGTACCGTTTGTTCCGTGATAATCTAGATTCCGAAGCTTCCACCCAAAAGGCCTTAGCCTTAATTGAGGATTTCTTTTTATTGTATTTTGCACTTAAAGATTGTACCTCGATGACCCAATTCATGTCGATTATGACAATTTGGCTCAAAAGTAAGTGCAAGGTTGATTCAGTTAAAACTCTTTTTGAGATTGCTTTTGGAGTTGACACCCAAGAGAAAGTAATGGCTCTATTGTTGTCACCTTTTATTAAGAGTGGATCGACTACAGGAGAGTTTAGTAGTGAAACAAATGAGATGTTATCTGATCTTTCCGATAGCGATTTTAGTGAATATTCATCTGAATCTGCATCAGATGAGAAGAAACACATTTTTCTGCAGTTTAGGGATGCTCTTGGAGCTCTCTCTAGCACGAGTAAAGACGTTAGATCTTCTCCGCTCTTCAGTCAAGTTTCAGCTTTAGTTTCTACAGTTTTGGCATTGGGATTTCTTTCCGATACAAAAACGTTACGTGTTTCTGTTAAAGGAATGGATTTATTTCGATTCAATGCTGCTAAAGGACATAAAAATTGTGCTGATTTGTTAGAAGTGTGTATTGATACTTTAAAATTCTTGGTCGAGAAAGGATACGCCTGTTTTACCAATGGTGATACTAGCGCGTTTTTTATGGTCACGGATGATGGATTAAAATTCGATCAAGATTATGTTCGCATTACATCTCAACAAGGATATGTGCGTGAACAAGATTGGATTCCTTCGCCGTGGCTCGATCAATCCGACTACGAGCAAGATCTCCTTAATTGTATCGAGAATTGTGAGATACTTTTAAAGGCTGCTCCTAAAGGAGAGAGGTATTTGATTATTCGCAGATTGGAAACTCTTAAGAAGTGCCACGTTGATTTCACTCAAACTTACAAGTGTAAATCCGGTTTACGACCCGCCCCATTTTCCTTTATTATTAAAGGAACTTCTAGTATCGGTAAGAGTACAATTGTTAACAACTTGATCACTTTTGCTCTTCAAACTTGTGCAAAAAATGAAGGTAAGGAAGATTATATTGTGAATCCGGATGTTATTTGCACTTTGAACGAAATGGACAAGTACCATTCTGACTATCAGGGACATACCCAGGCTGTATTGCTTGATGATCTCGGCAATGCTAATCCTGATACTATCGATGTTAATCCTACAGTTAATATTATTAATTTCAATAATAATATTAAGCGTACTGCTATAATGGCAGAAGCAGAATTGAAAGGAAAGCGTGCACTACAACCGCGTGTTTTAGCCGCCACGACAAATGTCGATATGGAAAGTATGTCTCGACATTTCTCCTTAGAACCTCTTTCCGTACTCCGTAGATTTAACATCCATATTGAGGCAACGGTTCGTCCTGATTGGCGCGTACCCGGAACTACATTTATTAATGGTGCCAAGTTGAGGGCGTCGGCAGAGGAAGATAACTTTTTTCCCGATGCTTGGATATTTGATATTTATGAGTATATAGGCGAGAACAAATCTAAAGAGAATAGGAAACATCAACATTTCTCTAAACGTTATCTTAAAGATCGTGAAGGTAAACAGTTGAAGCGTGTAGGAGTTGCTGAATTGTTGGAGCTCTTCCGTGATTATATTCCCCAGTATGTCGAATCTCAGAAAAGTGTAGTTTCTTCTTCAAAAAAGGTATATAATCAAATTTTGTGCCCGCACGGCGTTTTCAAGTCTACATGTCGATGCTGTCAAGCCATGAATTCTGAATCGTTGTCTGAATCATATGAAGATATTCGATCTGCTATTTCTGGATTGTCCTTTGTTCCAAATTTTGATGTCCTTGGATATTTACCCAACTTTGTCTTGCGTTCTCGTGTGATGAATCATCTTCTTTCATATAGAACAATTAAGGAAAATAAACGGATGTTTGGTTTGTTAAATTTATTTGGACTTGGTGTCTGTATTGCTACTAATGTGTTTTTGCCGTTACGATCTTACTCCATGTTGTCCTCTGTTATTGGAGCTAACATGTTTATGTTCTCTTTTCGCAAACAACAATTATGGGATCGTTTGAATGCATGTCATGACACCATTCCTCGCTTAATTGACTCAATTAATGAGAGACAAAAGAAGATTGGTAAGATGGTTGTATATTTTGCGGTTGGAGTTCTAGCTTTGTACTCAGCTTATCGTATGATGAGTGGACTTATGAAGTTAGGTAAACCAACTTCTCAATCTGATTCTGTTTTCAATGAGGATTTGACTGAATTAACTGAGAATATTTGGAAATCGGTTCCTATTGCTCCTCTCCCTAGCGATTTAAAAAATGGTCACTCTTACAATGATATTTCATTTTGTGTGATACGGCAATTGGCAAGTGTTACAGTTTTGGATGCTATCCGCGAACGTAAAACTTCTTTCAATGGTCTTTTTATCGATTCTAATATGATGTTAATTCCATATCATGAGCGTCCCCAGAACAAGGTTACTTTTTGTATTAAAATGATTGGTGGTAATTGTGTTAGCGGAAAGAATTTCAATGTTGATTTGACTTCTGTTGATTGTGTTCCTGTTGGCAAAATTGGCGATACTGATATAGGTCTTGTATATATCGGAAATTCTGGTGATATGAAGAATCTGGTAAAATTCTTCCCAACTAATCACTCTGCACACCTTACTACAACTGGTATGTTGTGGAAAGACAAGCAAGGAGTACTCAAGGAGAGGAAATGTAAATTTCAACAAAGGGCGTGTTTGACGACTAAAGAAGGAAATAGACATGCAAATGGATTTTTCTATCGCATGACTTTGCCTTCTTTCCGTGGTTTATGTGGAGCGGTTCATGTTTCTAATACGAGATCTAAATCATTTATTGCTGGAATGCACCTTGCTGGCAAATCTCGTGTGGGAACAATGTCCGGGGGCGGCGCATTAACTCAGCAAGAAATTTATGATGCTATCGAATCCATCCAGTTGAATCATCCCTCTCATGTTAAGGCTGTAAATACTGGACTCTACGAAAGTGAAGCTTACGGAATTCAATATCCTGTTGAAGAGATGGTTTCAAAGAAATCACCTACAAATTTCATGTCTATCGACAAGAACCAAGCACAGGTTGATGTCTACGGAACTTTGCCTTCTACTCATTTTGTTAAACCCAAATCTAACGTGATTAAGTCACCAATTTCTGATGCTGTCACCAAGCATTGTGGTATTGAAAATCAATGGGGACCACCACCTAATTGTAGGAGGAAAGACCAATTGAATTCTCAACCACTTTGGGGACCTTACCAGGAGTATCTCGATGGTGTATCTGAAGCAACCCAAGAATTTTCTACGGAAGTGATGGATAGAGCCATTAATGATTACTTAGATCAGATTTATAGGTACGCACAGACACCTCGTGGTAAGGCAGCTTTAGAGCAAGTTAAAATTTTGGATCCTGTGGCTATAGCCTCGGGAAATGATGTTAAATTTATTGATGCTATGAAGCCTAATACCTCTATGGGATTTCCAATTAACCGTCCTAAACGGGAATTTTTGGTCGATTTGGATCCCAATGAGTTTCCTGAGCGAGAGTGCCCTCGTATGTTGGACGATGTCACCATGGCGATTGCTGAGACTGCTAGAACATTTTATGCGATGGGTAAACGAGCTTATCCTATTTTTAAGGCGTGCACGAAAGATGAGCCAACAAAAATGAGTAAAACAAAAACCCGTGTATTTCAAGCAGCTCCAGTATCGCTTCAATACAATCTTAGGCGTTCGTGTTTGCCAGTCTGGGCTTTTCTTTCATCCTCTCCTATTTATTCGGAGTGTGCGGTAGGAGTTAATTCTCAGGGGTGTGCATGGAACGAGTTGGACCGTTTCTTAACATCATTCGGAACTAATAGAATTGTTGCTGGTGACTTTAAGGCTTATGATCAACACATGTCTGCTAGAATGGTTTTAATTTCATATTACATTGTAGAACAGATAGCAAAATTGGCTGGTTACTCTGATGAAGAGTGCAAGTTGATTCGCGGAATGGCTACAGATGTCGCTTATCCTATGATGTCACTTAATGGTGAATTAATTAAGCTATTTGGGTCTAATCCATCTGGTCAAAATGGTACGGTTTACACGAATTCGATCGTGAATTCTATTTACCAGAGATGTGTATTTTTTACTCTCTATCCCGAATATGAAGGAAACTTTCAAGATGTCGTTCATTTGTTGACGTATGGAGACGACAACAAAATGGGTATTTCTCCAGACTTTCCAAAGTATAATCATACTGAGATGCAAAAAGTATATGCTTCTGTAGGTATTGAATACACTATGGCGGAGAAGGAAGCGGAGTCAGTTCCCCTGATTAACCACACTGAAGCGGATTTCCTTAAAAGGAAATCACGTTTCGAGCCAAAGTTCACATATGTAAACAACTTTGGGTACCGTTATAAAGGGATGTGGCTTGCCATGTTAGATGAAGGCTCGATTTTTAAGAGTCTTCATGCAAATCTTGCGTCATCAACTATTTCCCCAATCGAGGTTGCGTGTCAGGCAATCGATGGAGCACTGCGAGAGTGGTGGTTCTATGGTAGGGATGTTTTCGAACTTCGGCAGAAACAGATGATCCAAGTCATCACCGAGATGGGTCTTAGTGATGTAGTGTCCCAATCAGTTTTTGATTCCTTCGACAAGAGGGAAACTGATTGGATGATCAAGTACGGTGTTGAATACGTACTTGATGTGGAGGAGTAGGGACTCTTCCATCACCCATTTATATGTTTGTATTTTACATATTTATATATTAAGTGTTTATTTCTTTTGCTGAGAAATATGTACAGACCACTAATGTCTATAAACTATAAGAGTGTGCAGTCTCATACTTGTTCCCACGGGAAATTGACGTGTATATATTAGTGATTTAGCGTATTTAATATTTATTTGTCGTTCTGCATATTTTTACGTACCCTGTATATTACATTTTCATAGAACTTTCAGTCTGTCTAGCCCATGACTTCACTGCTAGATTTGACTATAAACATAGTGATAAGTCGGTTCTACATTTACACAATTACAAGCCGCTGGCAATTGCTTTACAAATATTGCCAACCGTGTGGGAAAATCTCCAGAAAATACACACTTGAAAGGAGATGAGCTACCTCAGGTTTATTCACATCCCAGAGATGATCCATTGGAATTAGATATTTCACCTATCCAGGGACTACAGCGCCAGGTTACGATCGGTAATCTCTCATCTGAATCTTTAGAGATATCTGAGGAAATTCAGTCGGAGAAAGTGGAAATACAACCACTTGATGATCGTGAGAGAGAAATTACAGAATTAATGCGAGATGTAGCAGCGATTATGATAGCTCTAAAGCGACAAACACAAACACCCGACGAATCCGAATTTTCTTCTGAGTCTGGTAGTGGAGCTTTGCCCGCTGTGAAGGACACAATTGAGGGAAATTCAGAGACTCTGTCTGGAACACATCAGAATGAGACACTCGCTCTTTATTCTAATGTTGACCAAACTGCTGTTAAAATTATGTCCTCAATAGATCCTACTCGTGCTGATTGTGTATCTAATGATCACGAGTTAGGAAATTTTCTCAGTAGGCCTGTTAGGATTATGCGCGAGTCAATTTCATTAGATGAACGGACAAGTACTACCATTGCTCCATGGGATGTATATCTTAGACACCCTATGATTAATAAGAAGATTGCTAATTATGAATATCTTCGTGCCAATCTTGTATTGGAAGTTGTTGTTAATGGCGGCCCATTCTTTTATGGTAAAATGCTTTTAGGTTATACGCCTTTTGGTTATGAAGATTCTTTAAAAAACTTCAACCGTATTCCTATTGGCCACCAGAATACAATGCTTTCGCAGCAACCACATGTTAAGATAGATTTTTGTGAGTCCACTGGCGGTGTATTACACCTTCCTTTCGTTTACAATCGTAATTACATGCGAATTTCCGAAGGGTCTGGTGAGCCTGCTAGTATGGGTGAGTTGCGTTTGAACACTTTGAACGCGCTCAAAAATATATCTTTTACTGGTCCAGCGTCTTCTGTCGCTACTATCACCGTTTTCGCATATTTGGATAATGTTGAATTAGTAGCTCCTAGTGCTAATGATCCCATTACAGCTCAACAGCCTGAACTCAGTTCTGAGTCTGAAGTTGATGAGTATAGTGGGGTTATTTCCGCGCCTGCATCTAGTATTGCTCGTGCAGCTGGGAAGTTGAAGACAATTCCACAAATAGCACCATTCGCCCTAGCTACCGAGTTGGGCGCCGGTGCAATTGCGGAAATCGCGAAAATATTTGGACGGTGTAGACCTGTCGTTATAGATCCTCCTCATAAGTATCGTCCTACATACGTAGGAAATATGGCTAATGCGGATATTGCGGAAGCCGTAGATAAGTTGTCTCTTACTTCCAAGCAGGAACTTACTATTAATCACGATGTTATTGGGAAGAAATCTGATGGTGATGATATGCACTTATCTACTTTCTTTGGTCGCGAAGCGTATATGGATCGCTTTGAGTGGAAAACTACGGATAGTTATGATACTTTGTTATTTTATACACATGTACACCCTATTCTATTTAAGCGATTTGAAGCAACTTCCGGTGATTATGATGTCGGAATGCTACTACCACCAGTTGGTTACGCTACTATTCCCTTTTCATTTTGGAGAGGTGGAATGACATTTAGATTTTCTATCGTTGCTTCTGCTTTCCATAGAGGAAGGTTAAGAATAGTTTATCAACCGCAAGGGGGTCTTGGTACCGTTCCAGGATTTTCAGCCGCTTTTAATCGAGTTATCGATTTGGGCGACGCTAGAGATTTTGAAGTTACAGTGGAATGGAATCAAAATATTGCTTTTAGGGAGGTGCACACCACAGGATCTAATGTTCCTAGTGCGCAGTATACTCCCGGTCTAGATGTTGGTAGAACGTCTCAACTTCCACTCGGTGATCAAACTTCCGTCTCTAATGGAGTTTTGGCTGTCTACGTGGTCAATGACCTTGTCTCCCCTGATGGAGGAACAGATGAGAGTGTTGAAGTTAATTGGTTTGTGAAAGGTGCACCTAGTTTTGAAGTAGCCAGTCGTGATACAAAGTTTGCTCGGTGGTCCACTCATTGGAGCCAGGAGGAATTTTCAAGTGAATCGAAGGTTGAAGAATTCTCTTCTGAGAGCATGGCTTCACCACTGGCGATTGCAGGTAATAGGGCTGGCGGTTCGGGAGCTATTACTCTGGAGCCTTTTGGTTCAGATAATACTTCCCCAGAGTTATCTAAACTCCATTTTGGTGAAACATATGATCATATGCGTGTATTAGTAAAGGGATACAATTTTTATAAAGCTGTGCTGGATAATACAACAATTACGGATCCTGATAATCCAAGTGGAACTGTGGTAATTAGGAGTACTGTACCCGATTTTCCTGCCCCGCGTGGCCATATTCCAAATGGCCCTGATAAACCTTTTCTACCACATCCAGAAAATGCTGCTTTGTGCACACATTTAACATGGTTTTCACCTTGTTATGTGGCAAGACGAGGCGGAATTAGGTGGAAGTACTTGCACTTTGGCGCCCGTTTCGGAGCAACGGATGCACCTAAAGGATTAGGTTTCGTTAATAGGGTACCACAAGTTCCGTATGGGAGGCGCCCATTGGGAAATGAGCGTCTTCCCTTGACAGATGTTAATGGTTTTAATCCCACAGAATTATCTCAGGCTTTTTCTAATGAGAATGGAGGAGTCTACGCGACTGATTTGGATGTACAACCTGCTATCGAGGTTGAATTACCGTTTTATAGTTCACTTAGATTCGTCAATCCCCGTTGGGATGATTATGAGAAAATTGGTATACATAGGCATTCCATCGATCTATTATCTTATAGAACTAACGGCGCCAAGTGTGAGGACGCTTGGATGGCATATGTTGCGGCGGGAGACGACTTCAATCTTAGTTGGATGTTGTCTTGTCCACCATTCAGGTTGGTTAACCTGGATTTTTAAATCTACGCTTGAGGCGCGTAGTAGGTATGGAAGTACCTTTCTAGCTTGTAGCTGATACAAGCATACTGAGTTTTTTTTTTAACTCGAGATTAGTTTATGTAATCTAGTATGCTTGTGCATGTTAGATAAAAATTTTAGGTCTCGATGTTTAAAGAATTTGGTAAGAATAAACTTATCCAAATCACGTTCCCCTTGCTATTCAGCGAGTATTAGGTGACGTGATCTTCC